CTAGCCCTAGCACATCAGCGTTGGCCAACATTAGACGCACACAAGCCACCAGCATGAGAGAAATTCCATTTATTTCATATCAAAGCCGCAGCACTGAATCTGCGTCTGGGGCCGAAGGCAAGACCAATGAACTGGGGGCCAATGCAGCAGAATACTTGTACAATCCTGCAGACAATGCCAGTGCCAAAATTAAAATTCTTGGAGACCCTGCATGGATTCAACAAGGGTCTGTGGCCGGTGCGCTGAACCCAGCCAAAGTTTCATATTCACCATTTGAGCCCGATGGTACTATAAATTTTGATGTGCGTGACGTGTTGTTTGAATTGGTGTGGCAACGTCCTGAAGATTATGACCTAACCACTGGCTTGGCCGATCCTTATAATAGAACGCAAAAAATCTATGGTGATCGGCAGCCAGTGCAAAGCATTGTATATAGAGCCAAAGAAATAGTCAGCACGTTCAATCAAGGACGATTTGAGCAAGACATTGATGCTGTGATTTATTCCTTGCCCATACCACAAAAAGACAACAAAACCACACCAAACAAAGCTGTCACAGCCGCACAACCTGCTGCTGAAGATGGGTCGTACGATCGATTGGAAACCAAACGTTTGTCCAAGCCCAAACCCACAGGACCAGGGCGTACGGGACAACCTCAAACCACAGCACAGACCACGGGCAGAGCGCAAACGTCAAACTGGGTGCGAGCTGGCGGAGCAGAAACTGGTGGCGGAGCAGCAGTGGGCAACCCCACACTGGCCAGAGCCACCACTCTGGGTAACCCTAACATTAGACCTGGCAGTTTGCGTGAACGAGCGGCTCAGGCCAATGCTGCCAGGGCTGCTAATTCTCAAACCACTGGACCAAAAATTGTGCCCGACGGGCCAGTGTCAGGAGCCACAGTGGTCAGTGCACCTACATCAGCTAGAACTCCTGCCAATGCTGTGCCACTGCCTCCGCCAGGGCCACCGGTCAGCAACAATCAGCCAGTGGGTATATTAGATAGAATTTTAAATCGAATTGCTGGACAAGACCCTGCAACAGGAGCTGCGGCAGTGACACCATCCAGCACTAACTCAGGACAGGCCACTGTGGGAAGCCGTCCTAGATCACCACAAATTGGCAGTAGAGACTATTAATTATGGCAGAAGAAATTGAACGCAGTAGAGGTAGACCTTCCAACTACAAACAGGATCGTGGTGGTGTTCCTGCTGAATACGGCCCGTATCTTGGCCGTGTGATGAACAACATTGATCCTGCCAGGTCAGGCAGACTGCAAGTGTACATTGCAGCATTTGGTGATGGCAACGATCAAGATGCCAGCAAATGGACCACAGTAAACTATTTGCCTCCTTATTACGGGGCCACACCGCAAGGCAACACCGCTGCCAATGACACTGGTGCTTATCCTGGCAATCCTACCTCCTACGGCATGTGGTTTACACCTCCAGACCTTGGTGTGTCTGTGTTGTGCGTGTTTGTAGATGGAGATAGATCCAAAGGTTATTATATTGGTGTAGTGCCTGAAAACGGTCTTTCACACATGGTTCCAGCCATTGGTGCCGAAGCCAACTATGTGACTACCAACGAAAATCAATCTGCATATTTTGCCAATGCCACTCTGTTGCCAGTCACTGAACTCAACACAGCCAATCAAGCTCTTGACAACTCCAGCAGATTTTTTGATGCTGCTAGACCAGTGCAGAGTGTGGTGGCTGCTGCTATGTTTCAACAAGGTGTGGCCGAAGACATTGAACGTGGTCCCATCCGCAGCAGCAGTCAAAGAGAAAGTCCGTCGGCCGTTTTTGGAGTTAGTACACCGGGCACTGCCATTTATCAAGGCGGCCTCACGCCCGCTGATCTGCGTCAAAAACTCAATGCTGGCGAAGTCAAGCCTGCAGAATTACAGGTAATTGGCCGCATGGGCGGACACACCATGGTTATGGACGATGGTGATATTGATGGTAACAATCAACTTTTTAGATTGCGCACTGCCAAAGGTCATCAAATTACCATGAATGACAGTGGTAACTTTTTTTACATTTTGCATGCCAATGGCCAAACCTGGATTGAATTGGGACAAGAAGGCACTGTTGACATTTTCAGTACTAACAGCGTAAACATACGAACCCAAGGCGATATCAATCTGCATGCTGATCGAGATATCAACATGTATGCTGGACGCAACATCAAAGCCAAAGCCAAAGCAACTATACAAATCGAAGCTGATATAGATCTCATAGCCACTGCACAACAAAATTTGACTTTGTACAGCAAGGCTGCTATTGCAGTCAAAGCTGACGGCACATTGGCCATTCAAAGTGCGTCAGGATCTTGGGACGGTGGTAGCAGTTTGACTTTTACTGGTGGCGGCATTGATTTGAATGGACCAACCGCAGCAGCAGTCACTGCACCTCAACCTTTACAGAAAACATTGTTGGATGATGCAGAGTTTGATACCAGCAAAGGCTGGCAAGTGGTCAAAGAAAAGTTAGAAAGTGTAGTTAGCAGAGCTCCAACACACGAACCATGGAGTTATCACAACAAAGGTGTAGATGTTGAAGTGGCACTAGAACAAGGTAAACCTACACCACCACCAGGTGCACCGCCTGTGCCAGCAGGAGTGGAGATCAGTGCAACATGAGCATTTTTAAATTTACTAACCCTGCCAATGGACAGCCTTTTGAAATAAAAGGGCCGCCTACTCTCACAGAAGCTCAGGCACGACAGATTTTCAATCAGCAGCTGGATGCTGGCAGTTTGGTTGGATTCAAACCTGGTGATACTTTGAGTGCAGCCACACAGGCCGCTGACGGACTCAAATCAGCATTGTCACAAGTCACTCAAGCCGCATCTGGCACAGGCAGCAGTGCCACAGGTGTGCTGCAAGGTGCGTTGACCACTGCGGCCAATGGATTAACCAGCGCATCTGCTCTGCCCGGTTCTCTGTCTGGAGCTAGAAGCGTAGCGTCAACTACAATCAACGGCATTGGTGGAGCAGTCGACACCAGTGCACTGTCAGGAGCAGCTGAAATAGTTACCAGTGGCATTAATTTGCCAAATTTTACCAAACAGTCTCCAGCACTGGCATCCATTGGCAACTTATCAGTGCCTGAGGTCACAGCCACACTGGCGCAGGCCAACAAGCTAGTGGGACAAGCTGCCAATCAAGTATCAAACACCCTGGGTGTTGGTAAATTTGGGTTGAATGCCACACAATTGGAAACAGCTGGGTTGATAAAACCTGGAGTGGCTCAGACTTTTCTAGCCAGTGGAACCAACACATTGACCAGTGTACTGAAAAGTCCCACAGTGTGGACAGGCAAAGATGGGATAAAAAGTTTGACCAGCCTATTAGACAGTGTGTCAAAACAAGATGCTGTGCAACAGACACTCATGACCGTGGGCAAAAATGCACTGGACCAAGTAGGAATTCCTACCAACAAACTCAATGCTACTGCATTGTCTGGCACGTTAACCAACGCTGCCAAAAGTGTGCCAGACACAGTTAAATGGGCGCAAGGTTTGCCATTGCCCACTGACGTAAAATCAGATCTAAACAAGGTTGCTGGCGCCAGTGCATTTGCAGTGAATTTTACTAATAGCAAGGTTCCAGAAGAATTTAAAGCTCAGGTTGTGCCACCAGTGGCCGCAGACACTGTGGATAGAGATACTTTGAATGCAGCGGCCAGCCGAGTCACTGGCAATTCTAAAATACCTGCAGTGGCATATGACAGCAAGCCGGCCAGAGTAGACATTGTGGAATATGGCGCTGATGTCAATGCAGCCACTAACCTTTCAGTTACTTTGCTGGCCGAATTGCAAAAACTCAACAGAAAAATTGCACCTTCCAACACTATTGCAGAATTTACATCTGCAAAACAACAACTCGAAGCCTTGCAGATTGAAGTTGCTGATAACCAAAATGAACTATTGACTTTGGAAAGCATTGGCAGAGCAGTCAAACAGCAGTACGGAACAAACCCACAACAAGCATTGATTGACAGGGCCAAAGATCGTATCAAAACTATCTTGCAGTTGATCCAAAATCTCATTGAAGCCATAGATGGCGAATTGACCAAATTGACCACTGAATAAATAATGGCATGAGTACTTTTGTTGGCTTCAACACCATTAACCAATACAAAAAATTTACTTTGGTAGATTTTGAGTTGATCCAGCGCGATCTATTGAATGCTTTCAACATTAGACAAGGTGAATTGCCGGGTCGACCTCAGTACGGCACTGTGATTTGGGACTATGTGTTTGAAAATCAAATCACAGAACTGCAACGCAATATTGAAATAGAAGTGCAACGAGTGTGTGGTGGCGACCCACGAATTCAAGTTTCGCAGATTGCTGTGTTCCCTCAAAACAACGGATTTTTATTGCAACTGCAAGTGGTTGTGAGACCCTCGACCAACGCTGAAATACTCAGTGTGTTTTTTGACCTACAGCAACGCCGAGCCAGCTACGTATAACTCAGCCGTTATTTCAAGTAATAAATACATGATCTAAAGGCACTCAGGCATGGCACAGACAACAAGACAAACAGCAATTTTTGGGGTTGAAGATTGGAAACAAATCTATCAAACCTATCGTGAGGCTGATTTTCAAAGCTATGATTTTGAAACGCTGCGCAAGAGTTTCATAGATTACATTCGCCTTTACTATCCTGAAACTTTCAACGACTTCATTGAATCCAGTGAATTTATTGCTCTCCTGGACGTGATCGCATTCATGGGTCAGGCCCTGGCATTTAGAACTGACCTCAACACCAGAGAAAATTATCTAGACACAGCAGAACGTAGGGATTCTGTGGTGCGTTTGGCCAACCTTGTAAGTTACACAGCCAAACGCAACACTGCTGCTCAAGGTTATCTCAAAGTATTCAACGTGACTACCACAGAAAATGTCATTGATTACAATGGGGTCAATCTCAGCAATGTCACAGTGAACTGGGCTGATCCTACCAACCCAGACTGGCAAGAACAATTCACTGCCATAATCAATGCAGCCATGGTTGACAGCCAACGAGTTGGTCGTCCAGGCAACAGACAAAATATCTTGGGAGTGAGAACCGAAGAATATGCTCTAAACCTTGTGCCAGGGTTTTTGCCAGTGATTCCATACAATGCCACAGTGGACGGCATATCAATGCCATTTGAAGCAGTGACGTCCACCAGTGTGGGGCGTGACTATGTTTATGAACCAGCTCCTAGACCAGACAGCACGTTCAACGTTTTGTATCGCAATGATCAATTGGGTTTTCAATCTGCTAACACAGGATATTTTTTCTTTTTCAAACAAGGTACCCTGCAAAATCAAGATTTCAACTTGGCCGAACGCATTGCTAACCGAACTGTGAATATCAACATTGAGGGCATCAACAACGAAGACCGCTGGCTGTTTCAATTGGACGATGTGGGCAGTATTTCAAGAGAATGGACCTACACTGAAAACATCTATGCTGGGGCCACTGAACAATTGACTGGCTTACGCTCAATATATTCTACAACCAGTCGTGCCAATGATCAAATTACCATGATTTTTGGTGACGGTGTGTTTTCAGAAATTCCTGTGGGTATATTCCGGGCATATGTTAGATCATCCAACGGGTTGCAGTATATTGTCAATCCAGAAGAAATGCAAAACGTGGTTTTGCCCATCAGCTACATTGATCGCAATGGCAATCTACAAACCATTACTTTTACCTGCGGCATAACCAGACCAGTGAGCAATGCTCAAAGTCGAGAAGCCATTGATGCCATCAAACAACGTGCACCAGCTAGATACTACACACAGAATCGCATGGTCAACGGTGAAGACTACAATCTGTTTCCCTTCACACAGTATAACTCCATTATCAAAAGCAAAGCCTTGAATCGAGCCAGTATTGGCACCAGTCGGTATCTTGACTTGGTAGACAACACAGGCAAATACTCGTCTACCAATTCTTTTGGCAGCGACGGCGGCCTATGGCAGCAAGATATTTTGCCCACAATATTGTTTTCTTGGACCAATCGCAACGAAATTTCCAACGTGATAGCCAACCAGATACAGCCTCAGTTGACTGAAACAACCATGCGGCAATTTTATTATGCAAACTTTCCAAGAAAAGTAATGAACGCTTTGGACATTGTTTGCTCGGCCACAGCCAATACTTCCAATACCATTACCTGTGCCACTGCTGAATTTTTTGAGTATGCTTATGTTGGCATGCCAATCACTTTCAGTGGGTCAGTGTTTGGAGGCATCACAGCAGGACTGCCTTACTTTGTGATTGGTATCAATTCTGTCAACAGCACTTTTACAATCAGCACAGTGGCCGGCGGCTTATCAATTACTCTCACCACTGCCACAGGATCAATGAATGCAGCGGCCACAGTCAGCACTGGTGGTAGTGCCTGGAGTCAAAGCACCACACTGGCCAATGAAACCACAGGCTATTTCAAGAACAATGCAGGCACCCCTATTGCAGTGGGCAGCGAATCTACAACCAATTTTCGTTATGCCATTGTGGGTAGCTTGATAAAATTTGTGCCACCACCTGGTTACTTTTTTGACAAAAACAACAAACTACAATTGGGTATTCCTACCAAAGCAGAAGAACGTGTGGAAATTTGGGCCAGTCCGTTGCGAGTGACCGGCGACGGTATGAATGCCGGGCTTGGCAATCTGACCAATGGTTCGGGTCCAGTGATTCTCAACAACTTCATACCCACTGGTGCTATTGTTGACACAATCATACCATTGTTTGTTACTGACTTGCCACTGTCAATAGAAACTGCCATGAGTGAACAGATAGTGTTGTTCCGCAATTTTGGCCTAGGCTATGACAATGATGGCTCAGTGACAGGCACACCTTACTCTTGGTATTTAATTACATCTACCAATCTTGATCAAGATGCTACCTGGAGTCAGCAATACGCTGGCAACACATCTGGTACAAACTTAGATGCCAGCTGGATCATGCAGTTTGTGGTACAAAATCAAAACTATACCATAACTTTTAGAGGTCTATCCTACAATTTTGGATCAGTACTGCAAACAAGATTTTTCTTCTATGACGGTGCGCAGATTTACGACAGCAGGACAGGCACTGTGATTCGTGACTTTATCAATGTACTGGCCGTGAATACTCAACCCAACAGCAGCGAACCGTTGGAGGGTGACATCTACATGACCATCACAGGACAACCTGTGGAAAGTGACGGCTATGTAGACGATTTTCAAGTGTTGGTTGGTTATCGAGACAGTGACAATGACGGCGTGCCTGACAATCCAGATTTCTTTGATGAAATTGTTGGACCCACTGGCACCACAGGTCCCTATGTATTCTTGCAACAAACCGTGGACTTTGATAACTTGCAACGTTATCTTTTGGTCAACGAAGGCACAGTGATCTACACCTACGGCACACTGGACGAAATTGAACTGGTCAAAACTGAATGGTCACCTGGACAGATATTTTATGCCTACAGTGAAAACGCTTTCTATCAACTAAGTTTGACAGTGACAGGTGTTTTAGAACTTAACTCAGTGACTGGATGGATAGCAAGATCTGGACGCCAAAGTCTGTATTATCAATACAGGCACAACAGTCCATTGACCAGCAGAATTGACCCAGGTACTACCAACATCATTGACCTTTACGTGGTAACTCAGAGCTATTACAATGCATACCAAAATTGGTTGAGAGATACCACAGGCACTGTGATCGAACCTGAGCAACCAACCATTGACGAGTTGACCACTGAGTATCAAAAACTACAAGATTACAAGATGTTGTCAGACAACATCGTGGTGAACTCTGTGACCTTCAAGCCACTGTTTGGTCTCAAGTCAGAGCCAACTCTACGTGCCACCATCAAAGTCATTCGTGCTCAAAATTCCACTGCATCAACATCTGAAATAAAAAGTGCAGTGCTGGCAGAAATGAACAATTATTTTTCCATTGACAAATGGAACTTTGGAGATACTTTTTATTTTTCTGAGCTGGCAGCATATTTGCACAGTCAATTAGGCACCATTATCAGTTCAGTGGTCTTGGTTCCGCTAGATCCACAGAAAAGTTTTGGTGATCTTTATGAAATTCGGTCACAGCCCAACGAAATTTTTGCCAATGCCGCAACCATTGACAACATTGATGTGATAGAAGCATTGACCAGCACTAACCTAAGGACTGCACCAGGCAGCGGAGTAATCTAATGGCACGCACACGGTCTGTAGACTTTCTACCACAAATTTTTCAAACTGATGCCAACAAACAGTTTTTGGCGGCCACACTCGATCAGCTGATTCAAGAACCCAAGTTCAAAAAGACACAAGGGTTTATTGGTCGTACAGTGGGACCCGGAGTCGATGCCAACGACAAATATGTTGTCGAACCAACCAAAATCAGAAGCGATTATCAACTTGAACCAGGTGTGGTCAGTTTGGATCCTGCCAATACAAAAAATTTAAAAAATGTTATCACTTATCCAGGCATGCTGGATGCATTGGAGTTTCAAGGAGCTCCGGTTCAGAATCCAGATAGATTGTTCAACAGTGACTATTACACCTGGGATCCATTCATTGACTTTGATTCTTTTGTAAACTTTTCACAGTATTTTTGGTTGCCCAATGGCCCTGATGTTGTGGAAGTGGCTTCTACAGGCGTTCCGATCACTGACAATTTTGAAGTGACCAGGACCAACGGAGTATACACGTTCAGTGGAGTCAATGGTACCAATCCCAGTCTAGAATTGGTAC